ACTGGGTGTTTGGCGCTGACCAGACCGAGGTCGAGGACGACTCGACCTGGGCCGTCAATCCCTTCTCCTTTGTCCACGGCTTTATCGCCTGGGGCGACGGCGAAGTGTTGGGTGAGAAGATGGTCGCCGTCAGCCAGCCGCTGCCGGAGATCGAAGACGCGCCCCCGTCGGCCAAGCGTGGCTGGGAGCAGCAGATCGGCATGAGCCTCAAGTGCCTGTCAGGTGACGACAAGGGCATGGAAGTGCGCTACACCACGACCTCGGTCGGCGGTAAGCGTGGCGTCCAGGCTATTGCCGCCGCGCTGGCCGAGCAGGTTGATGTTGATCAGACCAAGCCTGTGGCCGTTGTCAAGCTGAAGAAGGATCACTACCAGCACAAGTCCTACGGCAAAATCTACACTCCGGTGTTTGAGATTATCGAATGGGTGAGCATGGATGGTGAGCCTGAAGTCGAGGCACCGGCACCAGCCGGGCGCCGCCGTCGCGTAGCGTAATCGCTTCCTGATGCCCATTCGCAAGAGTGGGCATTGGAAAATGATCTGGCTTGATTTTGAAACCCGCTCCACCTGCGACCTCAAGTCAGCAGGCGTCTATAACTACGCGCAGGACTTGACGACCGAGGTGCTGTGTATGTCCTACGCCGTCGACGATGGTGAGGTGCAGACTTGGCTCCCCGGTCAGCCTTTGCCTGACCTGACAGGCCACCGCATCATGGCCCATAACGCCGCCTTTGAGCGGTTGATCTGCTGGTACGTTTTGCAGGTCAACATCCCGCTGGAGTCCTTCTACTGTACGGCAGCACAGGCCCGCGCCAACTGCGCGCCGGGTAGCTTAGAAGATGCCGGGCGCTTCATGGGCGCGTCAATGAAGAAGGATCACCGGGGCGCTGCCCTTATCCGCAAGATGTGTGTGCCACCGTATCAGGAGTCGGCTGAGTTGACCGCCGAGATGGTGGCGTACTGCGAGCAGGACGTTCGGGCGATGCGGGCCATCAGTCAGGCCATGCGCCCGCTGTCGGACGAGGAACTGGCCGATTACCATGTCAACGAGCGCATCAACGACCGGGGCGTCCTGGTCGATGTGCCGCTCTGCCGCGCAGCGGTAAGCTACGCCGCCACTGAGGCCGCTGAGATCGCCCAGATCGTCAAGGAGGTGTCCGAGGGCGAACTGACCTCTGTACGGTCGCCTAAGATGCGCCAGTGGGTCTGGGATCGTGTCGGCCCCGAGGCCCGCGCCCTGATGACCAAGGACGACAAGGTCAGCATCGACAAGACCGTCCGCGCTAACCTGCTGAACTGCGACGGAGTGCCGCCCGACGTTCAGGAGATCATCCAGTGCGCCGACGACCTGTGGGCGTCCAGTGTAGCCAAGTTCAACCGCTTGGCCCAACTGGCCGACGTTGAGGACAGTCGCGTCCGGGGCGCGTTTGTGTTCGCAGGCGGCAGCGCCACTGGCCGCGCCAGCAGCTACGGCGCCCAGGTTCACAACTTCACCCGCAAGGTCGCAAAGACCCCCGAGGATGTCCGCGCCGCCATGTGCCGGGGCCACGCCATCGTCCCTAAGTATGGCAAGCGCGTCACCGATGTCCTCCGGGGGATGCTGCGCCCCGCGCTGATCCCGGCCAAGGGTCGGCAGTTCGTCGTCGCCGATTGGTCATCCATTGAGGCACGGGTTAACCCTTGGCTGTCCGGTAAAGGTCAGGCCAAGCTGGACGTTTTCGAGTCTGGCCTAGACCCGTACATCGTCAACGCATCTGGCACGTTCAACCGTACCTATGACGACATCAAGGCCGACTACGACCGCGACGGCGAGTCCGCGCAGCGCCAAATCGGCAAGGTTCAAGAGTTGGCCTGCGGCTTCGCTGGCGGTGTCGGCGCGTTTGCGTCGATGGCTCGCATCTACAGTGTGCGCCTGTCCGAGGCCGACTCTAAGCGGATGGTCGACGCGTGGCGCCGCAACAATCAGTGGGCGGTCGGCTTCTGGTCGCAGCTTGAGCAGCAGTACACCAGGGCGATGCGGAACCGTGGGCAAGAGTTCACCGCCGGGCGCATAACTTACCTGTTCGACGGCCTGCATCTCTGGTACGCTCTACCTTCTGGCCGGGTGCTATGCTACCCCTTCGCCCGGCTGGAGGACGACGGCATCAGCTACGCCAAGGCAGCGTGGAAGCCTGCCCAGGACGCCACCGAGTGGCCCCGCGCCCGACTTTGGAAGGGGCTGGCCTGTGAGAATGTCACCCAGGCTGTCGCCAACGATCTGTTGCGCTACGCGTTGCGCCAGCTTGATGATGTGGTTCTGCACGTTCACGACGAGATCGTCGTCGAGGGCGGCTCAGAGGAGGAAGTGCGTAGAGTGATGACTACGCCGCCAGCATGGGCCACTGGCCTGCCGCTGGACTGTGGCATCAAGACGATGCCGCGTTACGGCAAATAAAAACGCCGCCCGGTCAGGGGCGGCGCAAAGGATGACAACGTGCAATTTCTAGAGTTTATCACTAAGCTGGCGCCCGAGGGCGAGACAATGCTACTTGTGCGCCAAAAACCACAGTTGCGTGGCGGCGAGCGGCAGTATCACGCCGACGGGGCCGTTAAGGCCACTTGGCCCTCGTACCTGCCGTCCCACGGCGTCCGTGAGGGCGAGGCATGGTACGGCAACACGGCGTCGTTCATCGTCGACCGTTTCGAGGAGGGGCGCGTGTCGGCGTCGTCGGCCAACTGCGAATACTGCGCGGTGATGGTGCTGGATGACATTGGCACTAAGAGCAAGACCCCGCCGCTGCCGCCGACTTGGATTATGGAAACGTCGCCCGGCAACTACCAGTACGGCTACGTCTTCAGCGAACAGCCGCCCAAGGGCGAGTTCGCCGCCGCCATTAAGGCCATCGCCGCTGCGGGCTACACCGACCCCGGCGCCTGTAACCCCGTCCGCAACTTCCGCTTGCCCGGTTCGGTCAACCTCAAGCCTGACAAGGCCGAGTTTGCGTCTGCGTTGGTTGAGTTCCACCCCGAGCGCGAGTACCTGCTGGCCGACATCTGCGCCGCCCTTGAGGTGACGCCCGGCCCGGCTGAGTCCTCCGGCCCCCGCCCGATACGAATGGCCGACGATGGCGCCGACGATGTACTGGTCTGGCTGTCCGGCCAGGGTCTGCTGCTGTCGCACCCCAACGCCGAGGGCTGGGCGGGCGTCATCTGCCCTAACGCTGCCGAGCATACCGACGGCAACCCAGAGGGCCGCTATATGCCCCTTAACCGGGCGTTCTGCTGTATGCACGGCCACTGCGTCGACCTTGACAGCAACACCTTTATGCAGTGGGTCGCCGACAACGGCGGCCCCCGCCACGCCCCCGGCCTGCGCGACGAACTGATGGCCGCGCACCTTGAACTGGCCCTTGCCAAGATCAAACCCAGCGCCGCTTACCCCGACGCCGCTGCTGAGATCATCGCCGAGGTTGAGCAACGCGAACTGGGGCGGGTTGAGAAGTCGGGCTGGTATCAACGCTTTGCCTACCTTCAGAACGACGAGGCGTTCTTTGATATGCAAGACCGTCGCGAGATACCCCGACAGACCTTTAACGCCCTGTTCCGGCACATCAAGTGCGTGTCGATTCACTCCACCGGCAAGGCCGTTCGCAGAATTGAGGCCAGCGTATGCTTTGATGAGAACCGGCAGGCCGCTGGCGCTAAGTCGCTGGTCGGCATCACCTTCGCCGCTGGAGAGTCTGTGCTGGTGTCGCGTGATGGGCTGGTTTACGGCAACCGCTGGCGCGACGCCCGCCCGACGCCTGTGGCTTGCGACGTCAGCATTTGGTTGCGCCACCTTGAGCGTATGGTTCCGCTCGACTTTGAGCGTGAGCATCTCCTGAACGTGCTGGCCCATAAAGTGCAGTACCCCGGCCATAAGATCAACCATGCCGTGCTGTTGGGCGGCAAGCCAGGGTCGGGCAAAGATACCCTGCTGGCCCCGTTTTTCTGGTCTATCGGTGGCCCGGCCAAGCTAAACTGTTCGCTGGTCAAGAATGAAGACTTAACGTCGCAGTGGGGCTACGGGCTGGAGTGCGAGGTCATGGAGATTGCCGAGTTGCGCCAGAGTGAGGCCCGCGACCGCCGGGCGTTGGAGAATCACCTTAAGCCTGTCATCGCCGCCCCGCCCGAATACTTGCCGGTCAATCGTAAGGGCTTGCACCCCTATATGGCCCTGAACCGGGTGCTGGTCGTCGCCTTCTCTAATGAACGCGTGTCTATATCGCTGCCCTCCGATGACCGCCGCTGGTTCGTCCTATGGGCCGCTGCCGACCGCCTGCCCGAGGCCGACGCCGTGGCCTTGTGGAACTGGTACGTCCACCGGGGCGGTTTCGCGGGCGTGGCGGCGTCACTGATGGCCCGTGACGTGTCCGCCTTTAACCCCGCCGCCCCGCCGCCCATGACCGAGGCGAAGGCCATCATGGTCGAGGCGGGTATGTCGACCGCCGAGTCGGTGTTGGTCGAAATGATGCGCGAGCGTCGCGGGCCCTTTGTCCAGGGCGTTATCGGCTCGCCGTTCCATATTGTGTGCGACAGGGTCCAGGGGTCGGGCGCCGTGGCCCCCGGCATTAAGATTGTCCAGGGCGCGCTGTTCCATGCGTTCCGCGAGGCCGGTTGGGTCGATATGGGCCTGATTCATTCCCGAGACTTCAACTCTAAGAAGCATATTTTCGTGGCGCCTGAACTGGTCAACATGAGTCGGTCAGAGATGCGCCGGACGGTCGCATGAACCCGGCTAACATGAGAAAAGGCCCCTAGGGGCCTTTTTTATAGGTTCAACAGCAGCGCCATCAAGGCGGCTACTAGGGCCGCTATGAGCATAGTTCCACCTCAATGCTATCTTCGCCCTGCGGCACGCTCACGCGGTCGCTGAGGCCCTCGTAGAATCCCACTAGATTAGCGTCGCCGTAAGGCGCCGCATGGTTCTTAAACAGGCGCCGCTCCGAGTTGAGGCCATAGTACTGCGCGACGTAGGCCGCCGTGCTGAGTGTGGCGCCTTCGGTCGGGTACATACGCCGCTCCGGGCCTTTGCTCTTGACCGGCTTATGCTTACCTGTAATTTTCAACAGTTCGCCCAGGATGTCGCGGTCATCTCGCACCGTGTACCGGGCGCGGCCTAGTGTGATCGTTTTCATGGTTTCATACTCCAAAAATAGTAGATGAACGGCCCGCCCCATACAGCAGCGCCGATGACGGCTTGCGCCAACTTGATCAGAATAGTTTTTACCATTTGTTTATCCATGCGTGAGTGTCGATGTCGTCATACGCGACTAACATGGCGTCGGCCAAATCGTCGCGTGTCACCGATGGGTCTTCCGCGACCGACTCGCGCCAGCCGTTGTTCGGGTCTAGACTGTCGGCGAAGTCTAGTAGCTGGGCGATGCTGTAGGCGCGCAGCATATCGGGCAGTGTGGTCATATTGTCTCCAATAGGTGGCATGATTGCCCGTCAGGCGCCGCCCGGGCGCCTGACAGTCCGTCACGCTGCCAGACGCATATTAATGACGCGCTGGCGTGAGCCGTGAGCCGGGAACCCGACAATGGCGCCGCGCTGGCGTTGGCACAATTGGCAGGTCGCGCACGATACATTGTCGCGTTGCGTGGCCGGGCAGATAACCACCGGGCGGCCCTTAGGCGTGGTGGTGTTAGTTGTTTGGGTTGACGGCAGCACCACCACCACCGGCCCGGCGGCATGATCGGCCAGTGTGTCGGCGTCGGCCAGATCATTGGCCGACAGGTTAACGGTGAACCCCCATGCATTGGCGTGACGAATCCAATTGATCGATTCGGCGTCGCGATGGTGAGAATAGGTGAACCCACGCTTGCCAGCGTTGGCAGCCACCAATTGGCCGAGCGCGGCGGCGTCAATGGTGCCGCCTGATTGCGGTAGGTCGCCCGCCTGATTGTGGCGCCATAGTTGGCCGTCGGGCAGCGCGGCGATGGCGGCGGTGAATGTCGGCCAGTCCGTGCCACGCTGGCCGGTGCTGACTGCTTTCCAATGCAACGCGAGCGGCCCGGTCGCCGCATAGCATTCTGCTTTCATGGCGCAATCTGTCGGACATGAGTCGCTGGCCGTGGTGCTGACTGGTATCGGGCCGGTCTTCGCGTTGGCAGATTTGATTGTCAGGTGAACTTGCATGGTACTGTACTTTATGAATGATGTGGGATTGCATCGCATAGCGGCCGGTGCGGCCGCTATACGCTGGAATCAGGCTTCGGCGCGGTCTTGATCTCTTGCAGCCAGCCAGCCGGCAAACCAATCGACAAGTTCTTGCGTCATCTCTGGATATGGTGTAGCTGCGTATCCGTCGATACCGTCTGCATATGCTTCGCGACCTTCGCTGAACTCTAAAGTGTGGCGCATGGTGTAGTCCTATTTGTTGCATGGCGATGTTGCCATGGTTGATAGTGTAACCGATAAAGTTACAGTGCAACGTCTTTTTGCTAAGTACTTTCCCTAATACGTGTGTGGGTCATGCGTGGCTCATTGTGGGTGACGTGTGGGTGACGACGTGAGCCTAGTCCTGCCCAATGAAAAAGCCCGTTTGTGTGTCATGTGTGTCATGTATTTGATTAGACTTATGAAAGAATATATACTGTATATATATACAGTAGTTTACAGTACAGGAACTAGGCTCCGCGCAGATGTGCGGAGTTTTGGCGACTGAAAACATATGGCACACATGACCCACATGACCCACAAATCAACCCACACGCGATTCTGTGGGTCATGTGTGCCATACGGCACACATGGCACACATGACACACACACTCATGTGTGTTATGTGTGTCATCCGGCCACACTGCCCACATGACACACACTTGCGCCCTGGTAGCACGTGCTGCGCGCCCTGGTAGCTGCGCGCCGTGTGCTGGCACACACTGCCCACACGCTGGCGGTCGGGCGGCGGTCGGGCGGCGGTCGGGCGGCGGTCGGGCGGCGGTCGGGCGGCGGTCGGGCGGCGGTCGGGCGGCGGTCGGGCGGCGGTCGGGCGGCGGTCGGGCGGCGGTCGGGCGGCGGTCGAGGCCGGGGGGGAGGGCCGACGGCTTGAGGCCACGGCTACGGAGCGTCCGCAGACAATTTTTTGCAAACAATTTTTTGCGTAGAATTTTTATTTTTTGTGATATAAACCCGACATGGTCTCATTCCCGCTATCAATTCGAGAGCTAAAAGCAACAGAGTCGCGCTTACAGGCCGTGTACGACGCAGCAAAGCTGGGCCTGCGCGGCGAGACACTCGCGCTTGCAGCCGGTATGCTGCCGCAAGAGTTCATGACGCTGAGTAACTTTGATCCGGTCGTGAACATGGCCGCGATGAAGGGCAAAGCCGACGGCGAACGCGAGATGGCAGAGATACTGCACAGCGCAGCGCGAGGCGGCGACGCCAAGGCGGCGCTAGAGATACTGAAGCATCAACACGGCTGGGTCGCCAAGCAGGCCATCTCAGTAGAGATTGACCAACGCATATCCATAACCCAGGCGCTGGCAGAGGCAGAGCGGCGCGTCATAGAAATCATAGATGCAGACCACAATCTACCAACCTGAAGACGAACAAGAACTCATGGCCCGGCTGTGGAGTCCGGCGCTCAAAGACAACCCACTAGCGTTTGTGCTGTACCTGTTCCCCTGGGGGCGCAAGGGTACGCCGCTGGAACACTTTACTGGCCCGCGCAAATGGCAGCGCGAGGTGCTGCAAGATATTGCCGACCATATTAAGAAGAACAAGGGCGTTGTCGACTACTCGGTATTGCAAGAGGCAGTGTCCAGCGGACGGGGTATTGGTAAGTCTGCACTAGTAAGTTGGCTAACTATATGGATGACATCGACGCGAATTGGCTCGACAACCATTATCTCGGCCAACTCGGAAAACCAGTTACGCAGTATTACCTGGGCGGAGATAACTAAATGGCTGGCTATGGGACTAAACAGCCACTGGTTTGAGGTAAGTGCCACCCGAGTAGCCCCCGCAAAGTGGTTAACTGAGTTAGTCGAACGCGATCTGAAGAAGGGTACTAGGTATTGGGGCGTAGAAGGCAGGTTATGGTCTGCTGAGAACCCCGACGCCTATGCTGGTGTGCATAATTTTGACGGTGTGCTGGTGATTTTTGACGAGGCGAGTGGTATTGACGACTCAATTTGGTCGGTCACTGGTGGATTCTTCACGGAAAACACGCCGAATCGTTTTTGGCTGGCGTTTTCTAACCCACGGCGCAATACGGGGTACTTTTACGAGACTTTTCACTCAAAGCGGGACTTTTGGGCGACTAAGGTGGTGGATGCGCGGACGGTGGAGGGGACGGACAAGGCGGTTTATGAGCGGATCATTGCGGAGTACGGGCCGGACAGTGCCCAGGCGCACGTTGAGGTGTATGGTGAGTTCCCACGGGCGGGGGATGACCAGTTT